TGGTGAACGGCATGTTCGTCAGCCTCTCCGGGATCGAGGACGAGGACGAGCTCAGCTTCCGCGCCAGCGTCACCACCGAGGACGGCGTCGCCATCGCCGGGCGGCATCGCTTCTACAAGGGGCACTACGACGACCACGTGCGGCGCGACCCCGAGCGCGAGCGCCGCGACTGGCGCGCGCTGCGCGGCCTGATCGAGACCTCCTGGGGCTACGCCATCACCTGCCACAAGGCCCAGGGCAGCCAGTGGGAGAACGTGATCGTCTACGACGACCGCCTCTCGCGCACCCCCGAGGACCGGGCCCGCTGGCTCTACACCGCGATCACGCGCGCCGAGCGCGGGCTGGTGCTGCTTGATTGACCTGAACGACACGGCGGCGGCGCCGGTGCGCTACGACCTCGACGCCATCGTCCAGCGCCTGCGCGACACGGCCCATGCCTGGGTGCCGGGCATGTTCCCGAACGGGCGGCGTCAGGGCGACGAGTGGCGGCTCGCCAACATCCACGGCGATCCGCCGCGCCGCTCCGGCTCCTGCGTGATCGTGCTGCGCGGCGAGCACGCCGGGGACTGGCATGACTTCGATGGTGATGAGGGCGGCGGGCCGCTCTCGACGCTCGCGCACGGAACCGGCCTCGCCGACCGGGCGCTGTTCGCCCACGCCGCCGAGATGACCGGCTGGACGGGCGAGGGCCCGCTCCGTCAGGAACCGCCGCCCGCGCCGAAGCCGGAGCGCGACGCCGCCCGCGACATCGCCTTCATCCTGGAGCACGCGCAGCCGATCCAGGGCACGGCGGCGGAGCGCTACCTGCAGGGCCGCGGCCTCACCGTGCCGGACGGCGCGGATCTGCTGTTCCATCCCGACCTCGCGCATTTCGAGACCCGCGCCGGCTATCCGGCGATGGTCGCGCTGGTGCGCAACCGCGCCGGCGAGGTGGTGGCGGTGCACCGCACCTACCTCCGGGAGGACGGTGGGACCGTCCGCAAGGCCGATATCCCGAAGCCGCGCATGGTGCTCGGCCGGAGCGGCGGCGGCACGGTGCGCCTCGCGCCGATCGGCCCGGCCGGCGTGCTCGGGCTCTGCGAGGGCATCGAGACCGGCCTCGCCGCCATGCTGGCCTGCCCCGGCCTGCCGGTCTGGGCGGCGCTCTCCACCAGCGGCCTCGAGCAGGCGCACCTGCCGCCGGAGGCGCGGAGCGTGGTCATCCTCGCCGACCACGACGCCTCCGGCGCCGGGCTCCGCGCCGCGGAAGCCGCCGCCGCCAAGCTCCGCCTCGAGGGCAGGCAGGTCGCGATCGCGCTGCCTCCGACCCAGGGCGACGACTTCAACGACATGCTGTTGCGCGAGGGGCCGGGGCCGATCGCGGCGCTGGTCGATGCGGCGATGCGGCAGCCCAGCAGCGCCGACGTTGCGCCCGAGAAGCCGGAAACCGGCCGGCACCTGCCGATCGGCTTCGTCGAGCCGGCGCATCCGCTCCCCACCGCCCGCGCCGACGAGGGCAACCTCGACCGCGCCACCGCCCGCGCCTGGGGGCTCGTGCTGGCGGCCAACCGCTCGCCCTGGCTGTTCCGGCTCGGCGGCGAGCCGTCCTGGGTCGTGCCCGACGATGACGGCCGCCCTGTCGCGGTCACCGTGCGCGAGGAGCGCCTGCGGCACATGCTGGCGAAGCTCGCCGACTGGCGAAGGCTCAACGCCAAGGGCGACCTGGTCCCGGCACCGCCGCCCACCGGCCTAGTGAAGTCCCTCGTCGCCACCCCCGACCCGGCACTGCCGGTGCTGGCCGGGATCGTCACGGCGCCGGTGTTCGGCCGCGGCGGCACGCTGCTGACCGAGCCCGGCTACCATCCCGACGCCCGGCTGCTCTACCGACCGCCGCCGGGATTCGTGCTGCCGCCGGTGCCGGACCGGCCGACGCCGGCCGAGATCACGGCCGCGCGCAACCTCCTGCTCGACGACCTGCTCGGCGACTTCCCCTTCACGGGCGAGCCGGAGCGCGCCCATGCGCTGGCGCTCCTGCTGCTCGGCTTCGTGCGGCCGATGATCGACGCGCCGACGCCGCTGCACATGATCGAGAAGCCCACGCCCGGCACCGGTGCCACCCTCATGGTGGACGCCATCGCCACCATCCTCACCGGCGCCGGCGCTGCCGTCATGACCGAGGGCCGCGACGAGGACGAGTGGCGCAAGCGGCTCACCGCCAAGCTGCGCCAGCTGCCGACCCTGCTGCTGATCGACAACCTCCGCCAGGAGCTCGACAGCGCCGCCCTCGCCGCGGCGCTGACCGCGCCGGCCTGGGAGGACCGCGTGCTCGGCGCCTCGGACATGGTTCGCCTGCCGGTGCGCTGCGCCTGGGTCGCCACCGGCAATAACCCAGCGGTCTCGCACGAGATCGCCCGCCGCCTCGTCCGTATCCGCCTCGACGCCCGCACCGACCAGCCCTGGCGGCGCGACGGCTTCCGCCATCCCGACCTGATGGGGTGGGTGCGCGCGAGCCGCGCGAGGCTGGTAGCCGCCTGCCTCACCCTCTGCCGCGCCTGGATCGCGGCCGGCCGTCCGCGCGGCGCGCGCAGCCTCGGCAGCTTCGAGGGGTGGAGCCAGACGCTCGGTGGGATCCTCGAGGTCGCGGGCGTCGCCGGCTTCCTCGCGAACCTCGACGAGGTCATTGCCGCCTCCGACAGCGAAGGCGGCGCCTGGCGCGGCTTCATCCAGCTCTGGTGGGACCGCTTCGGCAGCGCCGAGGTCAGCGTCAGCGATCTGCTCGGCCTGGCGCAGAGCGCCGAGGCCAGCCTGTCGATCAGCGCCAAGACCGACCACGCCCTCAAGGTCTCGCTCGGCGTCGCCTTCCGCAAGCTCCGCGACCGCGCCTTCCGGACCTCCGATCGCCTCGTGCATCTCCGCGCCTGCGGGATGGTGCACAATTCGCAACGCTGGAAGCTCGAACCCGCCCCCGAGATCGTTGCGAAGGGGGGACTCGGGGCTGTTCGGGGGGACTCCGTCGCCGAGTCCCCCATCGCTGGAAGCCTTGGAATTCCGCCATTTGGGGGGACTGGGGGGACTTGGGGGACTTTATCCAACCCCTACGCGTGCGCGCGGACGCACGCGCGTGAAGAAGGGACGGAAAAAGTCCCCCCACTCCCCCCACTCCCCCCAAACCAAGGAAACACCTGGCTTTCCGGAGGGGGGACTTCGCCGACGAGTCCCCCCGGAGTCCCCCCTTGGCTGGACGGGGTGCCGTGATGCGCCGCCCGCACAGCCCGGGGCCGCCCATTGGAGCGGATCTCCCACGACAAGCCGGGCAGCGACGGCGAACTCCGCCAAGAACCGCGCCGTCGCCGCCCTCACCACAGCCATCCCCTTTCGGAGACCCCATGGCTCTCGCGACTCTCCCCATGCCCGCGGCGCAGGCAAGCGGCCCGCCGATCACCGCCCCGCTGCCGATCGCGCTCCCGCATCACGCCGTCCTCGCCCTCGACCTCGGCACCACCACCGGCTGGGCGCTGCGTAGCCAGGATGGCGGGATCGCCTCCGGCACCCTGACCTTCAAGCCGAGCCGCTTCGAGGGCGGCGGGATGCGCTACCTCCGCTTCCGCGGCTGGCTGACGGAGATGGCCGGCCTCGCCAGCGGCCTTTCCCGCATCGCCTTCGAGGAAGTCCGCGCCCATGCGGGCACGGACGCAGCCCACCTCTACGGCGGCTTCCTCGCACACCTCTCCGCCTGGTGCGAGGAGCGCGGCGTCGCCTACGAGGGCGTGCCCGTCGCCACCATCAAGCGCTTCGCGACCGGCAAGGGCAACGCCGACAAGGCGGCGATGATCGCCGCCATGCGCGCCCGCGGCTTCGCGCCCGTGGACGACAACGAGGCCGACGCGCTGGCCTTGCTGCTCTGGGCCACCGACGGTCACGGAGGCCGCGCATGAGCCTCCCCGGCGCGCCCACCCTGGCGCGGAGCCCGCTCGGGCGCCTGCGCAGCCCGACCACCGAGGCCGAGCTCAACGCCATGCGCGCCGCCGCCTGGCATCGGCATGGCATCGCCGCGCTCCTGGTCGACGACATCGCCGATCCCTGGCTGCGCCAGGCCATCACCAACGAGGCCAACCGCCGCTGGGGGCGGCGGCAGGGAGGTAATAGCCATGGCCGGTAAGCGGAAGGCGAAGCGCACGACGCCGCCCGAGGATCTCTCCAAGCCCTCAAGGTGGCGGCTGCAGCATGGCGGCTTCGACGAGGGCGTCCGCGGCACGGATCCCGATACGGGCACACCCATCCTGCACCGCCGTGCCATCGACAGCCTCGGCGTGCTGCTCGCCAACGGCAGCATCACGCGCGAGATGCACGAGGCGGGCGTGATCTTCCGCGGCGTGTTCCAGCGCGCCGCGCTCGATCGCGTGCGCGTCATGCCGATGATCCGCATCCCCGGCGGCACGGCCGATCTGCTCTCCGAGAGCCAGGCGGTCGCCCGCGAGCGCGTGGCACGGGCGATGCGGCATCTCGGCGGCTTCGCGAGTCCCGCGGGCAGCATCGCCTGGTACGTGCTTGGCCTCGAGCACAGCGTGCGCGACTGGGCGCTGCGCCAGGGCTGGAACGGGCGCGCGGTGAACCCCGCGCAGGCGCAGGGCATCCTGCTCGGGGCGCTCGGCATGCTCGGCGCGCATTACGGGCTGACGCGGCCCGCCTCGGTGGCGTTCGGCGCGCCGGCGCCGGCTTCTGCGGGCGGCGGTGCTGCAAAATCTGCACAGGCGTGAGGGAGTGCATTGCTCGGTGTGATTCCGCCGTGCTTGTCTGCCGTCACTGGCGAGGCGTGGGTCTCGCTGGTGGCGGTGGCGAACGAGCCACGGCGTCGCTCGATCGAGACCGTGGCTCGCGAGCCGCAGGGTCCTTCCTGGGCCCGGCGTATGCGGGGGGCGGAAGCGCGCGACTTCGCTAGCGCCCGGCCGGAAAAGTGGTTCGCAGTTCGCACCCTTCGCCCCTGATCTCAATCGCTTAGCTGCGAACCACCGCCGCGCCGGTTCGCAGCCGCGGTTCGCATATTTCGCACTCTCTCCTGATCCTGGATGGCCCGATGACGCTCCCCTGGATGGCAGCGAAGATCCTGCTGCGCCCGGTGGCGGAGCTGCGCGCGCATCCCGGCAACGCGCGCGTGCACGGCACCGCACAGATCGAGCAGATCAAGGCCAGCATGTTGGCCTTCGGCTTCACCAACCCGCTGCTGGTGGACGAGGCCGGCGTGCTCATCGCCGGCCATGGCCGGCTCGAGGCCGCGGTCGCGCTCGGCATCGAGAGGGTGCCGACCATCGTACTGCGGCATCTCTCCGCCGCGCAGAAGGAGGCGCTCCGGCTCGCCGACAACCGCATCGCGGAGAACGCGAGCTGGGACCAGACGCTGCTGCGCGAGGCGCTCGCCGCCGTGCGGGCCGCGCCGGACCTCGACCTGGCCAGCCTAGGCTTCTCGGCCGCGGAGCTTGACGAGATCCTCGCGGCGGCGGGGGAGGCCGTGTCCGACGGCGACGCGCCCGAGGTCCTGTCGGCACCCGCGGTTCAGGGGGGCGGGGATGGCGCGGCGGAGACGGAGGCAGCGGCGGAGGATGATCCGGCCGATCTCGCGCCGGACCCGCCGCGCCAGGCCGTCGCCCGTCCCGGCGATCTCTGGCTGCTCGGCGAGCACCGGCTGCTCTGCGGCGACAGCACCGACGCCGCCTCCGTCGCCCGGGTCATGGCCGGCGATCAGGCGGCGCTGCTGTTCACCAGCCCGCCCTATGGGAACCAGCGCGACTACACCACCGGCGGGGTCTCGGATTGGGACGCGCTGATGCAGGGCGTGTTCCAGCACCTTGACGCGGCAATGCGGCCGGATGGCCAGGTGCTGGTGAACCTCGGCCTGATCCACCGCGACAACGAGTGGCAGCCCTATTGGTCGGCCTGGCTCGACTGGATGCGCGCCCGCGGCTGGCGCCGCTTCGGGCTGTATGCCTGGGACCAGGGGCCCGGCCTGCCGGGCGACTGGAACGGTCGCCTCGCACCTGCCTTTGAGTTCGTCTTTCACTTCAATCGTCAGGCCAGGCAGGCGAACAAGATTGTGCCCTGCAAATGGGCTGGCACGCCGAACAAGGGCAGCGGGCTGCGCGCCGCCGATGGCACCATCTCGGAGTACCAGCACGCCGGTCTGCCGGTGCAGGACTTCCGGATCCCCGACAACGTGCTGCGCCTGACCCGCCACAAGGGCCGCGGCATCGAGACCGAGCACCCTGCGGTATTCCCGGTCGCGCTGCCGGAATTCCTGATGCGCGCCTACACCGACGAGGGCGAGGTCGTGTTCGAGCCCTTCTGCGGCAGCGGCACCACGATCCTCGCCGGCCAGCGCACCGGCCGGCGGGTGCGCGCCATCGAACTCGCGCCGGCCTATGTCGACCTGGCGGTCGCCCGCTGGCGCCTGCTGCATCCGGACCTGCCGGTGACCCTGGCGGAGGACGGGCGGGACTATGACGCCGTCGCCGCGGCGCGGGCGGAGGCCCTGGCCGATGCAGCCTGATCTGCAGGTCACCACCATCCCGGTCGCGGCGCTGGTGCCCTACGCCGAGAACGCACGAACCCACTCCGAGGCGCAGGTGGCGCAGATCGCCGCCTCGATCGCCGAGTTCGGCTTCGTGAACCCGGTGCTGGTCGACGCCGAGGGTGTGCTGATCGCCGGCCACGGCCGCGTCATGGCCGCGAGGCAGCTGGGCCTCGCCTCCGTGCCGGTGCTGCGGCTCGGTCATCTCTCCCCGGCGCAGGCCCGTGCGCTGCGCTTGGCCGACAACCAGATCGCGCTCAACTCGGGCTGGGACGAGGCGCTGCTCGCGGCCGAGATCGCCCGGATCCGCGACGAGGCGGCGGTGGACCTCGACGTCCTCGGCTTCTCGGGGATGGAGCTCGACCGGCTGCTGGCGTCTGCCGACGCTGGTTTCGACGATGATGCCGACGAGGCGCCACCGCCTTCCGTGGTGCCCGTCACCCGCGCGGGCGACCTGTGGCGCTGCGGCACGCACCGGCTGCTCTGCGGCGACGCCACGAAGCTCGCCGACGTGCAGCGCGCCCTCGGCGCCGACTGCCTCGCCGACATGGCCTTCACGGACCCGCCCTACAACGTCGCTTATGAAGGCGGCACTGTGGCGAAGATGACCATCGCCAACGACGCGCTGGGCTCTGGCTTCCTCGATTTCCTCCGCCGGGCGCTGGCGAACCTGCTCTCGGTCACCAAGGGCGCCTGCTACGTCTGCATGTCCTCGTCCGAGTGGCCGACGCTGCATCGCGCCTGGCAGGAGGCGGGCGGCAAGTGGTCGAGCACCATCATCTGGGCGAAGAACACCTTCGCCCTCGGCCGCGCCGACTACCACCAGCAGTTCGAGGCGATGCTCTACGGCTGGAAGCAGGGGGCGCAGCACTACTGGTGCGGCGCGCGCGACCAGGGCAATGTCTGGCACTTCGACAAGCCGGCCAGGAACGACCTGCACCCGACGATGAAGCCGGTGGCGCTGGTCGAGCGCGCGATCCGCAACAGCAGCAAGCACCGCGACACGGTGCTCGATCCCTTCGGCGGCTCCGGCACCACCATGATCGCGGCGGAGCGCACCGGGCGGCGGGCGGTGCTGCTCGAGCTCGACCCTGCCTATGCCGACGTGATCGTCCGGCGCTGGCAGGAGGCGACCGGCAAGAAGGCCGTGCTGGAGGGTGAGGACCGCAGCTTCGACGACATTGCCGTGTCCCGCGGCGCGGTGGATCACAATGTAATCGAGACCGCCGAATCATAGCACGAAGATAACGCTGCATTCTGCTTGGCTCGTACGCGCCCCAGCGCGAATGGTCCGTCACGCGATGAGTAGGACGGAGACCAGGATGACGGACCGCACGATCCTTCCCACCGAGAACACCGCGTGGGGCTTCTGGGGCACGATGGGCGAGCGTGCCGCCCAGGCCTGGCCGCTTGCCTTTGCCGCGATCCACGACGCGACGGGGACGGATCCGGACTCGGTGCGCGCCTTCCTCGACAGCCGCCACGGACGCCACTTTGCCGACGAAGTCAGCAACCAGCGTCACGCGGGCCGCGGCATCGCGGATGCCATCGACGCAGCCACCGCGATCTGGATGGGCTGGCGGATCGGACGCCGCACCGGCCGCGAGACGGGGATCCCCGCGGGGCTGCCCTACCTGACGGGCTTCGTGATCAGTGAGGGCATCGCTGCGGACATTGCGCGCGGCGACTGACACGCGCCGCCCGCCGCGTGCGGCGTCGCCACTGCCCCAGCAGGCCCGGCCTGCGGGGCTCGGGGTGGTAGCACCCGGCTCATCGGGTGCCGAACCGGAGACCCCGACGATGAAGCTCACCGACACCCAGCGCGCGATCCTCGCCGCCGCCGCAGGGCACCCCGAGCACCTGGCTTACCCGCCCGAGCGCCTCCCGGCCGCAGCGCGGCAGGTGGTTGCGAAGTCCCTGCTGAGGAGCGACCTGGTGATCGCGGTGCACCGCCCGGCCTACGACGCCATCGCGAAGTGGACGGTGGAGGGCGACGAGATGCTGCTGAAAATCACCGACGAGGGCCTGCGCGCCATCGGCGTCGACCCGAACGCGGGGGAGGCGCCGGAGGAGGACGAGCAGAGCGCCGAGGCCATCGCGCGCCGCAACGCCGAGCGCCGCGCCGCCGCCGAGGCCACCGCGACGGGCGCGGACACGGCGCCCACGGGCGGGGCGGACGAGGCGGCGCAGCACGAGGACGGCCCGGAACCGGAAGCCGCCCAGGTCGCGCCCACGCCCGCCCCGCGGGCCAACCTGCGCGACGCCGCCGCCGCGGTCCTCGCGGCCTGGGGCGACGAGGCTAACCGCGAAACCGACATCATCACCGCCCTCGACGGGCCGATGGCGGCCCTCCGCGCCGCCCTCGCGGGCAAGCCGCTCCGCACCGCGCGCGAGCCGGGCACGCCGCGGAAGCCGCGCGAGGGCACCAAGCAGGAGGCGGTGCTGGCGTTGCTCCGCCGCGAGGAGGGCGCGACCATCGCCCAAATCTGCGAGGCCACCGGCTGGCAGGGTCACACGGTCCGCGGCTTCTTCGCCGGCCTGAAGAAGCGCCGCCAGGGGATCGAGGTGCAGGTGCTGGAGCGGGTGCGCCAGGTCGGCCCCAACAAGGAGGGCGCGCGGGGATCCTACACCGTGTACCGCATCCCCGGGTGACATCCTGGAGAACGGCTCAGGGCCCGCGGCGTGAGGGCAGCGGGCCCTGATACGCCGCCCAGGGCTTCGGCCCGGGTTTCGGTGGATCGAGCGCCAGCAGCAGCTCCGACAGCTCCCATTTCTGGCGCTTCGCCGCCTTGAGCACACCGACCAGCACCTTCCGCGCATCCTCGACATAGTGCCTCACGACGCCAGGTGTGGCGGCGTGGACGTCGGCGATCGCCATCGCTTTCGCGGTCGCCATCACCATCTTCTCGGGATCCTTCGGCGACATCCCGGTGCTCCTTGCGGGTGCTACCGATCATGCGTCCTGCGTGGCGTCGGGTGCACCAGGATTCAGCAACACCACGCGATGACGTGCACCGGTGCTGAAGCGACTCCCAGCATCACCGCGCGCGGCGGGAGGTCGCCGCCATGCCGGAACTGACCCCGTCCACCCGTGAAGCCGCCCGCCGCATCGGCATCACCGAGACGGCGCTGCGCAAGGCCGAGGCGACGGGGCGGATCGGCCGCGAGCCGGACGGAAGCTGGGACATCGACAAGACCCGCCGCCGCCTGGTCGAGACCGCGGACCCCGTGCGCTCGCCGCTCGCGAATGGCGGCGGGGGCGCGGCCGGCGGCGACACGCCGTACGCCCGGCTGAAGGTCGCGCAGCTCGCGCTGAAGGTGGAGGCGCAGCGCCTTGCGCTCGATGAGAACAAGCGCCGGCTGCTCGACGTCGCCGAGGCCAACGCCACGATCGACGAGATCGCCGGCGCGATGCGCGACGCGCTGCTGAACTGGCCGGCCCGGGTCTCGGGCCTGATCGCCGCCGAGCTCGGCGTCGACCCGCATCTGCTGCAGACCATCCTGCAGCAGCACGTCACCGACCTGCTCTCGGAGGCCGCCGATCGCTTCGACCCCGCAGGCCTCGGCGGAGCTCGGCAGCCGGGCGCGTGAGCATGTGCGCCGGCGGATGGGCGCGATGCTCCGCCCGCCGCCGCAGCTCACCGTCTCGCAGTGGGCGGAGCGGCACCGCATCCTCGGCAGCCGCGCCTCCTCCGAGCCGGGGCCCTGGCGCACCTCGCGCACGCCCTACCTGCGGGAGGTGATGGACGCGCTGTCGGCGGTGCACCCGGCCCGGCGCGTCGTGTTCATGAAGGGCGCCCAGGTCGGCGCCACCGAGAGCGGCAACTGCTGGCTCGGCTACATCCTGCACCACGTGCCGGCCCCGGCGCTGGCGGTGCAGCCCACCGTCGAGTTGGCCAAGCGCTTCTCGCGCCAGCGCATCGACCCGCTGCTGGAGGAGACCCCGGCGCTCAAGGAGCGGGTCGCCCCGGCCCGCGCCCGCGATTCCGGCAACACGCTGCTGTCGAAGGAATTCCCCGGCGGCATCCTGGTGCTGACCGGCGCCAACAGCGCGGTCGGGCTGCGCTCGATGACGGCGCGGTTCCTGTTCCTAGACGAGATCGACGCCTATCCCGGCGACGTCGAGGGCGAGGGCGACCCGATCGCGCTGGCCGAGGCGCGGGCGCGCACCTTCGGCTGGCGGCGCAAGGCCTTCCTGGTCTCGACGCCGACCATCGCCGGGCGCAGCCGGATCGAGCGGGAATATGCCGCCTCCGACCAGCGCCGCTACTTCGTGCCGTGCCCGCACTGCGGCGAGATGCAATGGCTGAAGTTCGAGCGGCTGCGCTGGGAGAAGGGCGACCCGCGCTCGGTCCGCTACCACTGCGAGAGCTGCGACGAGCCGATCGAGGAGCACCACAAGACCGCCATGCTGGCCGGCGGCCAGTGGCGGGCCACGGCGGAGGCGCAGGATCCGCACACGGTCGGCTTCCACATCTCGGCGCTCTACTCGCCGGTCGGCTGGCTGTCCTGGGAGCAGATCGCCCGCGACTGGGAGGCGGCGCAGGGCAAGCCGGAGGACCTGAAGACCTTCAAGAACACCGTGCTCGGCGAGACCTGGCAGGAGCAGGGCGAGGCGCCGGACTGGGAACGCCTCGTCGAGCGGCGTGAGGACTTCCGGATGGGCATCGTCCCGCCGGGCGCGCTGGTGCTGACCGCTGGCATCGACGTGCAGGACGACCGCCTGGAATGCGACGTCTGGGGCTGGGCCGAGGGCTTCTCCTCCTGGCTGGTGGACCACGTTGTGATCCCCGGCAGCCCGCGCGAGCGGGAACCGTGGGACGCGCTGGCGAAGCTGCTGGCGCGCGACTGGCCCCGGTCTGGTGGCGGGACGATGCAGATCGCCCGGCTCTGCGTCGACACCGGCGGGCGGGACACGGCGGCGGTCTATGGCCATCTCCGCCGGCTGCGGGATTCGCGCATCGCGCCGACCAAGGGCGTGGACGGCTGGAACCGGGCGCAGCCGGTGCAGGGCCCGACGCCGGTCGATGCGCTGGTCGATGGCCGCAAGCTCCGCCGCGGCCTGAAGCTGTGGACGGTGTCGGTCTCCACCTGGAAGGCCGACCTCTACCGCCGGCTCTGGCTCGGGCGCGGCGATGCCGCAGAGTTCCCGCCCGGCTGGGTGCACCTGCCGCGGGCGATCGAGGCGGAGTGGGTGAAGCAGCTCGTCGCCGAGCAGCTGCGCACGGTGAAGGACCGCCGCGGCTTCGCCCGGCAGGAATGGGCGAAGCTCAGGGAACGAAATGAAGCGCTGGACTGCGCGGTGCTGGCGCGCGCGGCACTCTGGCTGCTCGGTGCCGACCGCTACGGCGAGCGCTTCTGGCAGCAGCTGCGGGACCAAATCGCCAATGCCTCGCTGCGGCCGAGCGAGCTTCCCGCTGCTGGGAACGTCGCTTCTCAATCGCCGCCGCCGGCGCCGCAAGTGCCCGAGACCCATCGCCCGCGTGGCTGGCTCGCGCCGCGCGGCGGCTGGCTGCGCTGACCCTGGAGACCTTGATGACCACCATCGTCCCGGTGCGCACCAGCATCGCCGCCGGCCAGGCGCTGAGCGCGCCGGTCGCCAGCGTCGGCTACGGCGTCTGCCTGCTGCTGCTCCCCGCCGCCTGGACCGACGCCCCGCTCACCGTCCAGGGCTCGCTCGACGAGGGCGAGCCCGCGGCCTGGGCGGACCTCCACGACCACCTCGGCAACGAGGTGGTGCTGACCGTCGCCGGCGGCCGGGCGCTCACCCTGCCGCCCACCCTGCTGCTCGGCTGGCGGTGGCTGCGGCTGCGCTCCGGCCTTGCCGCGGCGCCGGTGGACCAGGCGGCGGAGCGCCTGCTCACCCTCGGCATCCGGCCGCTCGCATGACCGCTCTGTTCCAGCACCACCTGCCGCCCGCGCCGGCGATGCTGCCCTACGTCCCGGGCCGGTTCTACGCCTCGCAGCACGCGCGCGCGGTGGGCGGCGCGGTGGCGATGGCGGCGAACCGGCTGTACTGCGTGCCCTACGTCCTCGCCCGGCCCGGGCTGTTCTCGGCCATGGCGGTGGGCGTGACCACCGGCGCCGCCGGCCTCCTCCGCATGGCGCTCGCCGCCGACAACGGCGCCGGCCGGCCGGGGGCGGTGATCGAGGAGCCGCTGGCCGACGCCGAGACCACCACCGGCGCGGCGCTCTGCCCCTTCGCGCAGCCGCGCTGGATCTCCGCCGGGGTCTGGTGGCTGCTGCTGTGCTTCTCGGGCACGCCCTCGGTGCGCGGCACCAGCACCCAGGCCTTCAGCGGCGGCAACACCCTGCTGCTCGGCTCGGCCGCGGCGGACGGCGGCGCCGGCGGGGGCACGACGGGGAGCGAGAACGGGTTCTTCGCGCCGCTGGCGCACCAGGCCGGCGTGCCGATCATGCCGAACCCGCCGAGCGGGCTGTCCTACCTGGTCAACGCGGCGGCGCCGCTGCCGACGCTCCGGGCCGCGTGATGGATCCCGCCGTCCTCGCCTGGGCGCTGGCGCAGCCGGCGGGCAGCCGTGCGGCCGCCCTCGCGGCCGCCTACACCGGCGGCACCACGCGGGTGAGCTTCGAGGGGCGCACCGTGGAGTACCGCAGCCTCGACGAACTCGGGCGGGCGCTCGCGGTGCTGCATGGCGCCGAAAACGGTGCCGCGCGGCGGCCCTCGGTCACGCTCGCCAGCTTCGCGCGCGGGGGTGGCGCGTGATCGAGCGGATGATCCGAGCCTGGCGGGCCTTCCGCGGCTACGCCGCGGCGCAGGATGGGCGCGCCTCCGCCTGGGCGCCCTCCGGCGGCAGCGCCAATGCCGAGATCGGCACGGCGGCGGCGACGGTAGCGCGCCGCGCGCGCGATGCCGTGCGCAACGATCCCTATGCCAGCCGCATCGTCGATCTCTGGACCGGCAACGCGGTCGGCGCCGGCATCACCACCCGCTGGCCGGATCAGCGTCACGCCGATGCCTGGCGCCGCTGGGCCG